CGTTTTTGTCGCTAATCCGCGAGTTCAACCGGGAGTGAGAGAATACAACGTATGCCAGTAGAAACGAGAGGCCGGAAGTCTTTGGACGAACTAGCAATCGCGACGCCTGTCACCCCGATGGGCGCGCAGGAACGTGTGTTGGCGCCGCACGATCTCACCGATGAAGAGGTGGTGATCTGGGTGGCAACGGTAAATGCCGAGCCTGCGGACTGGTTTTCACCTTCGACGATGCCATTGCTGACCCAGTATTGTCGGCACACTGTCGAGGCGCGTCGTATCGCGGAGCTCAAGGACCGCGCATACGCGAAAAAGGACTTCGCGACCTACAACCAACTGATTGCTGCGCAGGCGCGCGAGAGCGGCGCCTTGGCGATGCTCGCAACGAAGATGCGGCTCGCGCAGCAAAGCACCGTTTCACATCGTGGCAACAAGCGTCCATCGACAGCGCGCAAGCTCTGGCAAGACTAAGCCGCGCGGCGCGCAAGCGATCGACTGGATACAGGATCATTGCCGCATTCCGGAGGGCCGGGATGTCGGCGAGCCGGTCAAACTGCGCGGGTGGCAGAAGGCCGAGATCCGCAAGATTTACGATAATCCGGTCGGTACGCGGCGTGCGATCCTGTCGTTTGGCAGAAAGAACGCGAAGACGACGCTGAGCGCGTTCTTGCTGTTGCTGCATCTGTGCGGGCCGCGGTCGCGGGTTAACTCGCAACTGTATTCATCGGCGCAGTCGCGCGATCAGGCGGCGATTCTGTTTTCGCTGGCGGCGAAGATCGTGCGGATGTCGCCGACGTTGCGCGAGGCGATCATTGTCCGCGACACGGCCAAGGAGTTGGTTTGTCCGGAGCGCGGCACGAAGTATCGGGCGCTTTCTGCGGATGCATCGACGGCCTACGGCTTGTCGCCTGTATTCATCGTTCACGACGAGCTCGGCCAGGTGCGTGGGCCGCGCAGCGAACTGTACGAGGCGCTGGAAACGGCGACTGGTGCGCAGGAAGACCCGCTGTCGTTGATCATCTCGACGCAGGCTCCGACTGACGCGGACTTGTTGTCGGTGCTTATCGATGACGCGATGGCGGGTCACGATCCGCGGACGGTGTGTTCGCTCTATACGGCGCCGAAGGCTGCGGATCCGTTTGCCGAGGCGACGATCAAGCTGGCGAACCCGGCCTATGGCGATTTCCTGAACAAGCAGGTTGTGCAGGAGATGGCGGCTGGCGCGCAGCGGATGGCGAGCCGCGAGGCGTCGTATCGCAATCTGGTGCTGAACCAGCGGGTCGAGGCATCGAATCCGTTCGTGTCGCAGGACAAGTGGAATGCATGTGGTTCAGTTGTGCAGCCGATCGACGACGTTCCGGTCTATGGCGGACTTGATCTTTCTGCGGTGCTCGACCTCACAGCGTTGGTGCTGGTCGGCAAGGTGGACAAGGTCTGGCAGGTTCATCCGACGTTTTGGTTGCCGGGCGACGGGCTTGCCGAGAAGGCGGCCAAGGATCGCGTGCCGTATGACCTTTGGTACGAGCAGGGTTTTCTGAACGCGGCGCCGGGCAGGTCGGTCGATTACGAGTACATCTCGGAATATCTGCGCGAGGTTTTCGCCCGCTACGACATCCGCAAGATCGGGTTCGATGCGTGGGCGTGGCCGCATCTCAAGCCGTGGCTGATCAAGGCCGGCTTCACGGAAGATTTCATCGCTGAAAAATTTGTCGAGTTCCGCCAGGGCACGAAGTCGATGACCCCGGCGCTGCGGGCGCTGCAGGGCGAGATCGAGAACCAGCGCCTGGCGCACGGGATGCATCCGGTACTGGCGAACAACGCGGGCAACGCGGTCGTCCATGGTCCGGAACACGACCGCAAGTTCGACAAGAAGAAGAGCGCGGGCCGCATCGACGGGATGGTCGCACTGGCGATGGCGATGGCGGTTGCGCCGCTCGACGACAACGAGCCGGTGCCGTGGTTCATGAGCGAGGTACAGCACGATGATCAACCGAGCGTATAGCCTACTCGAGATCAAGCGGGTGAGCGATGAGACGCGCACGATCACTGGCGTAGCGACGACGCCGAGTGCCGATCGCATGGGAGACATCGTCGAGCCGCTCGGCGTGAAGTTCAAGAATCCGCTGCCGCTGTTGCATCAGCATCGCTCGGATCAACCGGTCGGCACGGTGACGTTCGACAAGCCGAGCAAGAACGGCATCACGTTCACGGCGCGGTTTCCCAAGATCGATGTGGCCGGACCGTTGCAGGACCGAGTCGAGACCGCCTATGGCGAAGTGAAAGCCGGCCTTGTGCGCGGCGTATCGATCGGCTTTCGCTCGATCGAGCACTCGCGGATTGAGAGCGGAGGCCTGCGCTTTCTGCAAAGCGAGGTGCTCGAGCTCAGTCTCGTGAGCGTCCCGGCCAACCAGGACGCCACCATCACCACGATCAAGAACATCGACAGCGAACTGCTGGCCCGCGATCGGGCGCCACAGCAGGACGTCGTCGACAAAACCCCCGCCGGCGATACGGCTCGGAAAACAACCCCTGTCGTAAGGACGAGAACTATGGCTAGGACCATGTCTGAGCGCATCGCCGACTTTGAGGCGACGCGGGCGGCGAAAACCGCGATGATCAACAAACTGATGGATAAGGTTGCGGAGGAAAACCGCACCAAGGATGCCTCCGAAAAGGAGGACTTCGACACGCTCACGCAGGAGATCGACTCGATCGACAGTGAACTCATCGATCTGCGCAAGGCTGAGAAACTCAACATCACGAAGGCCGTTCCGGTTGCCGGCGACACGCCAGAGCGGGCCGCCGAGACTCGGCAAGGCGCGCGTGTGCAGGTTATCGGCCCGCGCATGGAGAAGGGCGGCGGAATGGCGCGCATTCTCAGCGCCAGATACATTGCGAAGGAGGACGGCGGTCATCCGGCCGACATCGCGCTTGCGAAGGGTTGGGGCGACGACATCGCCACGTGCTGCCGCATCCCGCGTGATATCGTCCTGCGTGCCGCGGTCAACCCTGCGACCACGACTGACTCGACGTGGGCCGGGCCGCTGGTGATCTATCAGAACCTGCAGAACGAGTTCATCGAACTCTTGCGGGCGAAATCGATCATCAACCGGATTCCCGGTTTGCGGCGTGTCCCGTTCAACACCAAGATTCCGCGCGAGACGACTGCACTGACCGCCTACTGGGTTGGCCAGGGCGCTCCGAAACCCGTGAGCAAGGGCGCGTTCGACACGATCACGCTCGACTTCAACAAGGTGGCGGGCATCACCTATCTGACGCAAGAGCTTCTGCGCTTCAGCACACCGAGTGCCGAGCCGATCCTGGTCAACTCGCTGACCCAGGCGATCACGAAACTGATCGACTACGACTTCCTCAATCCGGCGAAGACCGCCTCGGCGGGCATTTCGCCGGCATCGGTGACGAACGGGTCGACCTCGATCGCGGCAACCGGCACGACCGCCGATGCGTTCCGCGCCGACTTTGCCAACCTGATGGCGCGCTATGCGGGAGCCAATTACTCGCTCTCCGGTCTGGTGCTGATCATGACGGAGTCGCAGGCAATGCGACTCGGCATGCTGCGCAATGATTTCGGGAACAGGGAATTCCCCGACATCGGCAAGGAAGGCGGCACGATCGAAGGTGTGTCGGTCGTGACGTCGGAGAACATCATCCACTCGGGCGGCTCGCCCTCGACGTCGTCGCTCATCGTCGCGATGAATGCGTACGATGTCCTGCTGGCGGACGATGGCGGGGTCGATGTCAGCGTGTCGACCGAAGCCTCGATCCAGGCGAACGACTCGCCGGATAATCCGACCACCGCATCGAGCGTGCTTGTCTCGCTGTGGCAGAACAACCTGGTCGGCATCCGCTGCGAGCGGTTCATCACTTGGGGCAAGGCTCGCGCCGACTCGGTGGTGTACATCAGCAACGCGAACTACATCGGTTAACGCAACAAAGATGCCGCCGGGTTCGCTCGGCGGCATCACTTCGTCTGGAGGACAGCATGCCTGTAAAAATGGTTGCGTCGCGCCGTTATTATCACCGGGCCGAGAGCAGAGAGTACGAGCCCGGCGAGGTATTCGAGGTCGAGGACGAGCAAGCCGCTGACCGGCTGGAGAAGATGTACAAGGCGACGCGCCACGTCGCGCCGCAGAGGAAACCGAAGAAAGAGGCGGAAGAGCCGCAGGAGCAGCAAACCGTCAAGATCACCGTCGATCCGGACGAGATGGCGAAGAAGAACAGGATCGATCCGCCGACGTATCGCCGTCGCGATCTGCGCTCGGAGGGCTAGGCGTTGCGCCTCTTCGGCTTCGAGATCACCAAGGCGACGCAGCCGGTCACGCCGATCTATCCGGACCGGGGCCGCTCGTGGTGGCAGCTCAACGTCCATGAGCCGTTCACCGGGGCATGGCAGCACAACAAGGAAATCCGCCGCGAATGGTTGCTCACCAACTACGCGGTGTTTTCCTGTCTGACACTGATCCCGTCCGACATTGCCAAGTGTCGGCTCAAGCTTGTCGAGCAGAGCGCGGACGGATTGTGGAGCGAGACGCATTCGTCCGCGTTCTCGCCGGTCATAGTCAAGCCTAACCGCTATCAGAACCGCATCCAGTTTTATGAAAACTGGGTGATGAGCAAACTGGTGTTCGGCAATACGTATGTGCTGCTGGAACGCGACGCGCGCAATGTCGTCACGTCCATGTACGTGCTCGATCCGACGCGGGTGAAGCCGTTGGTCGCGCCGGATGGCACCGTCTACTACGAGATCAACAAGGACAATCTGTCCGGCATCGAGAACGACCGGGTTACCGTTCCGGCGAGCGAGGTCATGCACGACCGCTGGCCGGTGACGCTGCATCCACTCCTGGGGCTACCTCCTCTCCAGGCGTGTCGGCTGGCTGCGCAGACGTCGGAGAATATTCAGGCGCAGTCAGCCGCGTTTTTCGAGAACAACTCGCGCCCGGCGAGCGGCTACCTGACCGGACCTGGCACCATCGAACAAACAGCCGTTACCCGCATTCGCCAGGAATGGGAGCAAAACCACAAGGGCCAGAACTACGGTCGCATCGCAGTGCTCGGCAGCGGGATCACCTACAACGCGGTCGTGTCGAACGCGGTCGACTCGCAACTGGTCGAGCAGCTCGGCTCGGCGGGGCGCATCATCACTTCGGCGTTCAACGTGCCGGCCTACATGGTCGGCATCGGCGAGTTGCCGCAGTACAACAACATCGAGGCGCTCAATCAGCAGTACTATTCGCAGTGCCTGCAGAAGCTGTTTGAG